AAACATGAAAGCAGAAATAAAGCTAGCATACGCAAATAACGAACAAAACAAGGCAAATGCGCTACAAAAAGAACTTAATCAATTCTACTATGGCAACGATAAAAATTAACGCTTAAAACGCGATTTTAGAAGAAAAAGCATAATAACTGATATTAATAATTAATACCCATCAAAAATGAGCGCACAAGAACAACACCAATGCTTCCTGCAACAACGTATAGAGGCTTTGCAGAATGAAAATAAACGTTTGAATAAAGAGCTTGCAAAAGTAAAAGAACGTGCCTTAAAGATACGTTTAAGCGATCCAAATTTCGACAGACCATTATCAGAAATAGAAACAAATTTTGAAATAATCAACAGCCTATGACACCAGCACTATTTTTTTTCGTATTATCAATTGGATTGTTTGTTTGGGTATTATTTTTGAAGTTACATTTACGGATTGAAAGAGACAGGATTGAAGCATTGGAACTAGAGATTATCAGCATGAAGCATTATAGTCACATGCTCAGAAATAAGATTCAAAGAAAGAAAGAATTGTTAGGGATACAGGACAAGCTTCTTAATGAAAATAATATTAAACATTAATAAAAACGAGCCAATAAACCCGCATTTAAGTTACTTTGATTGGGTAGGCAGTTAAATTTTATTTATAAACCTCTCGTAATTGGGAGGTTTTTTTTATCTTTGAATAACCAATTGTAAATTCAAGATGAAAGAAAAATCTCACGGAGGAGCTAGAAAAGGCGCAGGAGCAAAAAGAAAAGCAGATATTGAAAAAACCGATTTAATATTTTTAAAAATGATTAAAGAGGTTAAAAATGTAGAAACAGACGAAGAGGCAAAGCTTGAATTAGCCAAAGAGCTTTTTTCTTTTGAGCGTGGCTGTATGTTTATAGCTGAACACGTTTTTGGTAAGCCTAAGGAAATTATTGAAAACATAAACATTGACGGAGGGGCTAGACCAATTACACAGCAAGAGGCTAAGAAATTCCTTAATGATTTAGAAAAAGAAATATAATGACCGAGCAAGAAGTCTTACGAAATAAATTAATATCAGATACCTTGTTTTTTACGAGGTATTTTTTTAAAACACGCTTTAAGCGTAAATTTGTCGTGAACTCACACCATGAAATAATTTGTAATGCTTTGAATGATGTTCTACAGGGAAAAATAAAAAGACTTGCTATTTCTATTGCTCCAAGGTATGGAAAGACAGAACTAGCCGTTAAGAACTTTATAGCGGCGGGATTAGCAATTAATCCATCAGCAAAATTCATTCATCTTTCTTATTCGCAGTCTTTAGCACTAGATAACTCTGAAGAATGCAGGGATTTTATAAATGAAAAAGAATATAAAGACTTATTCCCATACGTGCAAATGGACAAAAGTAGTACCGCAAAAAACAAGTGGTACACATCAGAAGGAGGCGGGATTTACGCAACGGCTACAGGAGGACAAATTACAGGATTTGGAGCAGGGGAAGTTGACGAAGAAATAGACGAAATTTTTTTCCCAGATGAGACTGAAAATAAATTTGCTGGAGCAATCATTATTGACGATGCTTTAAAGCCTGATGATGCGGAAAGCGAAACTAAAAGAGAAAAAGTAAACCAACGATTCGAAAACACTATTCGAAGCCGTACAAACAGCCGTAACACTCCGATTATTGTAATCGGTCAAAGACTTCACGAAAGCGATCTAATAGGCTATTTAACAACTAATGAGCCTGACGAATGGACTTTCATAGAATTGCCATGCATTCAGATAGATGAAGACGGTAATGAAAAAGCTCTTTGGGAATTTAAACAAACATTAGTAGAGCTGAAAAAAATTCGTGAAGCTGATGAAAGCGTATTTGAAACACAATATCAGCAAAATCCAAAATCGCCAAAAGGTAAATTACTGCCTTTAGAGGTTTTAAGATTTGAAAACCTAGATAATATTCCAGAAGAAAGTATAATTTTTAAATTCTCTTGTGGAGATCCAGCAGACAAAGGTGGAGATCATTATTCATTTCCTATGATGCACGTGGCTATGATTGACGGGCAAATAGGTTGCTTTGTTAAAGATGTTATTCATTCGAAAGAGGGTATTGAAATAGTAACAGAACGCTATATTATGAAGTCAAGGCTACAACACATCGAAGAATCATTCTTAGAAGCAAATGGCGTAGGTTTAGCAGCTTACATTTTGCTTAAAAAAGATATTTCAAATCATTCAGTTGTCAAGCCGTTTCAAAGCACGATAAACAAAGAGGTTCGTATTTTATCCCATTTTGAGTTTGTGAAAAAATACTTTGTCTTTGATGAAAATTATAAAAACAATCCAGAATACCATTCGTTTATAAAGCATGTTGTATCTTATGAACGTGAAGGAGAAAATAAGAATAAGAAAGATGCAATTGATGCGTTATGTAGCGCAGCGTCAATACTGAAAATAAAATACAAACAATTTTTATACGCTTAAATAAATTTTAACTATATTTGCCTTAACATAAATTTTAACTATATTTGCCTTAACATAAATCTATTGTAGTGATTGCAAAGGAGAGAAATATTAATCAAAACGCTATCTGTTTAATTACGGATAGCGTTTTTTTGCTTTTATCTTAAATGAATTGGAAAAACCCTTTTGGTAAGAAATCAGGCAAAACGAATGTAACGGGATTTGCTGAGCAAGACAATTCTGGCGAATGGATGCAGTATTTCAAGCAGTACATAAACTCTTTAGATAATGACAAATTAATAAAATATAGTGACGATATTGCTTATGAATTAGCGTGTAATGTAGCCGAAATTTTCATTCCTATTGATGCTATTGCAGACAGGGTTTCGTCAGTTCCTTATAAATTGAGGTATAAAAAAACGCAAGAGCCATACGAGACAAAAGGTAATTTAGCTAGATTGATAAATAACCCTAACCCTTTTGACAGATTAAGCGATATAGTTTATAAAAGTGTTTTTTCGGAGTTATCGGCAGGGGAAAGTTTTGTTTACACAAAAACACCTAATTCGATTAAAAACCCGACAATTGATAATATTTCTAATATTTGGGTATTAAAACCTAATGTTACAAAACCAGTTTTTTTAAAATACGTTCCCAATCCATTTTTGATAAAGTCTAAAGACGAATTAGTTGCTTTTTACAAAACTTTTTTCATGTATAAACATGAAATTGAACCAAGATACATTTTGCATAGAACTGCGTTAGGAATTGACTCAGGTGGAAAAGCGGGTAGCCCTTTAAAAGCTGTAGAAATGAACATTAATAATATTTTAGCCGTTTATCAAGCTAGATACAATGTTTACGCAAAGAATGGAAACGGTGGTATTTTAAGCAAAGCTCCAAGTTCAGCGAATAGCTCATTACAGGAAGCCATTGATCCAGTTACAAGAGATCAGATACTAACTGATTTGCAAAGTAGAAACGGAATTACTGGGAACAAAAATTTTATTGGAATATCGGCTATCCCTTTACAGTTTATCAAAACACTTGGAACTATTGCGGAGCTACAACCATTTGAAGAAACAGAGGAAAATGCGATTAAGATTGCTGGTATTTTTGGAGTTGACCCCGAAATAATACCAAGAAAAGGAAGTTCTACTTTTACAAATAAAAACGATGCTGAAAAAGGACTTTGGCAAAATGTAGTAAAGCCGATGTGTAAGGATAAAGCAAAAGATTTAGATAAAATTTTCTATATCCCAGAAGAATTAGAATTTTACCCTGATTTTTCAGAAGTAGAAGCATTACAAGAAGATAAGAAAACCGCTTTAGAAAGTGACGGTATTTTATTAGATAATTTAGCTAAAATTAAAGAAGCTGGTCAAAATGTAGATCAAGCTTACTCTAACCTAACAAGCAAGTACAATGGGGACTAAATTAACATCGCAGGAGATACAGAAGCAATTAAACAAGGAAGAAATAGAAAAGATAAAAGCTGTTAAAGCTAAATCAATGGATAAAATTATTAAGAAATGATAAAGGTATTAGAATTTCCAAAAAAAGAGTTTCAAACAAAGCAAGATTTATTTAAAGCTTTAATTGAAAATAAAAAAGAACTTATTTCTATTAAAAAATCAGCAACAAAAAATGCTGATGCTGTTTCGTTTGGATATTTAGATACTTCTGTAAAAATAGATACAAATAAAGAAGATGTACAATCACAATTACAAAATCCTGAACAGTTAACTGTAAAAGTAGTTATAAACACAACTAATTTTTTAGATAGTCACGGAGACGTTCACGTTAATGGCATTTGGAATAAATCAGTAAAGGACAATATTTCGTTTCTTCATTTACAGGAGCATGAGAGAGATTTCGATAAGGTAATTACTGATACCGCAAAAGGCTATGTAAAATTAATGGACTGGACAAAATTAGGATTGTCTTATGAAGGAAAAACAGAGGCTTTAATTTTTGAAAGCGTAATTGATAAAAAGCGTAACGAATTTATGCTTAATCAATACGCTAATGGATGGGTTAAAAATCATTCAGTAGGGATGAGATATGTCCAATTAGAGCTTGCTATAAATACTGAGGCTGAATATGACAAAGAGTACAAGGCTTTATGGGATGAGTTTTATCCGATTATAGCAAACAAAGAAACTGCTGATGAAAGAGGTTATTTCTGGGTAGTAAAAGAAGCGAAAATAATTGAAGGTAGCGCCGTTGTAATGGGGTCAAACTCCGCAACTCCTACTTTAGAAAATAAAGATTTTGAAGCCATCGATATTGATACTTCTAAACAAGAGCCGTCAAAAGACACTCAAAAAGATGTAAAGAACAAATTAACATTTATTTAAACAAACAAACATGAACGGTAAAAACACCAAGTTGATTGACGCTCTTAAAAAAGCAGGTGCATCAATCGAGCCAGAGCAAGAAAAATTCTTGGAGGCTTTAGACGAAGCTTTAAAAGCACGTCAAGCAGATACAGACGAAAGTTATTCTGCATCATTCAAAGCAGCGTTAGCTGAACAAATGGGGGCAATTGAAAAGGACGAAAAAGGTAATGTAGTGCCTTTTGCTACTCAGTTAAAAAACATTGCTGAAACTATTGAAAAAATGGAAAAACAGCAAGCGCAAACGCTAACTGAAAAAAGCCGTTTTCAATTAAAAAAATTCGTAGCAGATAATCATGCTGAAATTGTGAAAGCAATTAAAAACGGTACTGATTTTGACGGATTTACATTTAGTGCAGTAAAAGCGGCAGCAGCGTTTACAACTTCGAATGCAGTAAGCAATGGATCTGTGACTATGCCATTGGTTGAAAATTATTTAGTTGAAAATGATATTGCCGTAATTCGTCACCCTGAGAATTTTATCTTAGATGCTATTCCTAACAGACAGGTTTCTAAAGTCCCACAGCAAGTAATTAGAACAGAGCAAGCGACAGAAGAAGGGGCAGTTGCAGTTGTTGCTGAGGGAGGAACTAAGCCGTTGACTTCTGATACATTCGTTAGAACTACTACGCTTAGAAAAAAATACGCTGGTCGTATCGAATGGTCAGAAGAGTTCGAGATGGATAATGAAATGTTATTCGCTGAAATTGAAAGAATGTTTGAGGACAAGGTTATTAGAGCGTGGCAAGATGGGTTAATTGCAATAATTCAAACTAACGCTACAGCTTACACGACTTCTATTTTTGACGATACTTTCGTAAAACCAGACAATGCTTTAGCGGTTATCGCTGCGCAATCTGTTATTCAAGGAATGTACTTTATGCCAGACACTGTAATTATGAATCCTAGTGATTTATTCGCTACATTATTTACACAAGATACAGAGGGTCGCCCTTTGGATAAAACCTATATCAAAGATGGAAGAATTAACGGAATGAGAGTATTCTCTTCTTATAAAATTGCTTCTGGGACTGCTTTGGTAGGGGAATCAAGTGTTTACCAAGAATGGCACTCAGATTACATTTTTAGAGTTGGTACATACAACGATCAATTTATTAAAAATCAGAAAACTGCTATTGGCGAAGTTTTCTCTTTATTGAGAATTGCAAACATCGACAAGCCAGCTTGGATGGTTTTGAATTTAGCTACAGTTAAAGCAGCGTTATTAAAACCTTAATTACAGAAATATGCCACAGTTTGAAATAAAACAAGAAGAAAGTAAAGAAATTGCAAAAGCAACTTTTACTAAAAAAGAAGATTACATTGTAGTCACTTTAAATGATGATGTAACTAAAAAGAATCATTTAGTTCACAAAATCCACGGTCAAGCTTTGATTAATAAGAAATTAGCAACACAGGTTAAAGATGTGAAGCTTGAAGAAAGAGAAGTTACTCAAACGGTTATTAAAGAGCCAAAAAACTAAAATATGATAATTGATATTTCATACTTTCTTAAAAAAGATGTATTTATTCCCAATGCGGTTGTTCAACCGTCCATTGGGAGTAATACTCCTACTTCAATAATTCAGTTACAAGCTGAAATTGACGAAAAGGAATATGAATTTATTTTATCTTTTTTAGGCTACGAGCAAACAGAAGAGCTTTTTAATCAGTTTGAAGCGGACGGAACTTGGAAGGTATCGGCTTTGCCAAAATGGAAGAATTTAGTTGATGGATTGGATAATTGGAAAGGATTACGATATACATCAGGAACTCAAAAAATCAGTATTATAGCGTATTATGTTTTTTTCTATTACCTTAAAGAAGATTTTGCAACTTATTCATCTACAGGTATTCAAGTTGCACAAGCTGAAAATTCAACAACTCAGTTGCCTAACGAAAAACAGGCTTCGACTTGGAATAAGTTTGTTAACTTGTATGATGGAGGCAATATCCAAGAGCGTAACTATTCTTTTTCAAACAACTGGAACGGCATTATGTTAAGGCGGAACAGCGGGCAAAGAAACCAAGTAAGCTTATTAGATTTTATTCGTGCTAATTCTAACGACTACGACACTAATTTTTTAAGCTATTACGGACTTATTAATTCAGCGAATTTGTAATGATAGTAGTAGAAGAGAAAAATAGTTTAGTGTTTGAGCAATTGCCTTTAATGCAGGTTAATTTACCTAGTGTAGATGGCTATAATCCAAGTTTACCACAAAGCGTAGGATTCAAGCCTGTTTACGAATGGGGTAATGAAATGCATTTAATTAAATTGCTAAATGAGTTTGCGAAAGATAAAAAAAGCCCTTACCCGCTAATTTATCAGACATCAAACACATCGGATCAAGACAATGTACGTAATTCATGTGATACTGACTTAGTATTTATCATTGCGTGCAGAAATTTAGAAACCGATTTGCTTAACAAGAACAGATGGGCTATGAGTTACGGGAAAATTCTTTACCCTTTGGTACAGAATATTGAAAAGTGTTTTAATCGAGCAGGTATTTATAATTGGGACGGAAAGTTTAAAGTACAAGAATTTCCTAATTACGGAAGCGGTACAGAAAACAAAACAACTGATATATGGGATGCTTTACTTTTTAGCACAACCGTAACTATTAACGGAAAAGATTGCATTAAAACAATTAAATTTTAAAAAATGGCAGACGAAAAAAAACAGGAAGAAACAAAGCCTGTAAAAACAAACAAATACAAAGTTAAACAAGAGTTTACTCTTGATAAGCTTTACAAAGTAGGCAGTTTTATTGAATTGCCGAACGGAAAAATAAAAGAAACATTAACATCTAATAAATTCATATAATGGCATTTGAACTATTAAATAAAGTAAATTGTGGCAGCTCTGGCATTATAGGTGCTGGATTAGCTGGCTGTAAATTCGATATAAATCGAGTTACAGCAATTGGATTGTTGCAAAAAGGATTTAAATTCACGCAAGACCCAGACAAAGATTATATGCGTGATTTACAGAAAGCTGGCACGTTAATCATGTTACAGGGAATTGTATCTTTTACAGATGCAACCGCTGACGATAACATAGTTACACGTGATGGGTCAGGAATAAAAGTTGTAGCTGGAAAAAATCCTTATGAAAAAACAGCAATGTTTGACAACGGTATTAACTTTCAAAAAGCTTTAGTCTCTGTCTCTGGTTACGAGAATTACGATATAATTCTTTTTGACGATTTAGGATCAATGATTGTGACTATCGCTAAGGATGGCTCTCCAAAAGGCTTTACTCTTGGAATGTTTGAGTATCAAAAATACATGATGTCAAACGGAGCGGATAAATCCTCTCAGTCAATTTTATTTCAAATGATAAAAAGAGCTGAGTTCGATTCTAATTTAGGCTGGTACACAACTGAGGAATTAGACTTTTTCCCTGATGAATTAACAGACGTAAATGAAGTTTTAGTAACTGTAAATCCAATAGTTACAGCTTCTACAACTATTGTGCTTTCAGCGTTTTTGTTAGACAAAACACACCCAGTAGAAGGACTTTTGGTCGCTGATTTCAAAGTTACTAGAAACGGAAACGTAGTCGTTCCTTCTGGATTAGCTTATAATTCGACAACAAAAAAATACACGCTTACCGTATCAGCTAATACAACTGCTGATATTGTAACTGTTTCTTTAGCGGGCACTATATTAACAACTCTAGACGTGTTGTATAAATCGAATACCGCAACCGTAGTTGTTACAGCTTAATAAATTAAATTAAAAAAAGTAGAATAAAAGCCGTTGCATTTTGTAACGGCTTTTTTGTATTTTTGTTACATGAGCAATAACATTCAAAATAAAATCAAAAAACTTGAATACATTAAAAACAATATGTATAAAGAATCTGATAAAATATTGAAGAAATACGAAAAAGACATTGCTTTATTAAATTACAACCAGATGCGTGATGGTGTCGGAATCGATAATAAGCCGTTATTTAATGTTCTTAATAATTATAGCGGAATTTATCGTAGAGGCTATAAAAAGACAGGTCTTTATGACTTCTTTGAAACAGGAGCTTTTAAACGTGGGCTATTTGCTAAAGTTTCTAACAACACCGCTAAAATTGACAGCACAGGCAAAGGGTCAGGAGAAAAGTCTTTGTTTTTTTCTAGCTATACTAATCTTTTTGGGCTTGATGATTACAGTATAGAATTATTACGTAAAAAAATAATGCCAGAATTAAGAGCTTACTTAAAATCAAAATTATGACAACAATTCCAAACTACTACTCAACAATTGAAGATTTAACGCTCTATCGATGGGACAAATACACCCAAACAAAAGATAATAATTGGTTTTTAGTAGATTATGACGGCAGAAAAAAGAAAATACAATCTGAAGAACTTACAAAGGTAGAAAAATCATTAATTGACCAATATTTTAAAGCAGTAGGAGACAGAAAGTTTAGCGGAAAAATGCAAAAATGGGCTAAAATAGAAGCTTTAGAAACTAAGTATGCGGTCGTAAATATGCTTATAAGCGGGATGATGAAGCTTATCACTAACGAAGACAGGGCTAGCGATTCAGATACTAGATTGCAGTATGTAATTAACTTGAAAAAATGGGGCTTTAAGATTCCAGAAATAAACGGCTTACAATCTGATTTAACATTATTGTTTCAGTATAGAACAGCTTTAGAAGGAATTAAGACGCAAATAGCTATAATTTCAGAAGAAATAAAAGACGATAGCCTAAAAGAAAGTACGCCATTGTTGAAACAGCTTCGAATTGTTGAAATAAGGCTTGGTTATTCGTACAGGCTTGACCCTAAGAAAATTACCCTTGCCGAATGGATAGAGGAATTAAAATTACTAGAAGAAAAATCTAAACAAAATTAAAAAATGGCAGATGATAAACCGATTATAGATTTTGGCAATGCGCCAAGGGATTTACAGCTTTTGATTGATAGATTAAAGCTTGCCGATGGTGTGATATTGAAAATTTCACAAGATGCATTGACAGCAGGTAGAAACTTGTCTAGCATACAATTACCTAGCGATTTGGCTAGCTTTACAGCTGATAACCAAAGATTAACAGCTCAGATACAAGCGCAGGCGCAAGCTTTGTCTCAATTGCAAAACCAATATAACACTCTTTCGAGACAGCGTCAGCAATCGTCACAAAGAACTGCCGAAGAGTCGGTAAATCAAGGGATTCTAAACCGAAACGCTTTAGAATCGGCACGTATAAATTCTACTTTAGCAGGAGCTTATATGCGCTTGTCCGCCCAGCAATCACAGGCAAGCCGAAACTTGCAGGATTTAGTCGTTAGAGGGCGTTTAGCAACTCAAACGCAAAGAGAGTACGATAGAGAGTTAAGAACAGCTCAAAGTGATTTCAATACTTTAAATCAAAGAATTACCGCAGCGGATCGAGCGGTAGGGCGTTTTAATAGAAATGTTGGTAATTACCCAATGCAAGCCGTTAGGGGCCTGAAAGATTTGCTTGGAGCATTTGGATTAGTTGGAGGAGTGACTTTGGCAGCTGGAATATTTAAGGATATTTTCGAAAAAACAAAAGAAATTCAAAGCTTAAACATGGCTTTGAAACAAGTTACCGAAACAAATGAGTTATTTGCTCAATCACAGGCTTTTTTATCAAGAATTTCAGAAGCTTATGGTACTAACATAAACGACTTAACAAAACAGTTCACTCAATTTTATGTTTCGGCAAAAGACAAAATTAGCGGTAGCGAAATAGAGCAAATATTTGAAAGTATCACTAAGGCTGGTGCTTCAATGGGGCTATCAACTGAACAGCAAGAAAAAGCATTTTTGGCATTAAATCAAATGATGTCAAAAGGCACTATTCAAGCAGAAGAGTTGAGAGGGCAATTAGGAGAAGCTTTGCCTGGTTCTTTAGGCATCATGGCTAAAGCAGTCGGAGTAACTGAAAAGAAACTTGCTGAAATGATGAAGGCAGGGGATTTATTGGCTTCTGATGTTTTGCCAAAATTTGCAAGACAATTAGAAATAACTTATGGTGTTGACAACGTTAAAAGAATAGATAACTTAACGACTGCACAGAATAGGTTTGCAAACGCTTGGACTTCTTTTGTTGCAGGGCTTGACGAAGACGGAAATAAACTTTCTTCTTTTCTTGGCAAAACAATGGGGGTTTTGACTAAAATTTTAGAAGGCACGACTTTGCTTTTCCAATCTGAGGAAGTGACAAGAAAAAAAGCTTTAGACAAGTTTAGGCAGGACGGATATAATTCAACTTTAAACTATTACAAAAGCCTAGACGAAATTAAAAAGCAGGATTTGATAAATGATAAAGTTTACACTCAGGAAAAAATAGATCAAGAAACAAAAGAATTTAATCGTTTAAAAGGTCGTAACCTTATTTTAAAAGCTATCACTCCAGAGCGCAGATTTGGCATGAATAAAGAAGAATTAACTGCATTAGTTGCTGGTGAAGCCGAAATAGAACAGAATAAAGAAAAAATGAAAGCTATAAACAACTTATTAGCTTCAAGAATTGGAAACGTTAAGGCAGTTAATGAGTTGTTAAATGCCGATAAAAAAGCAGTTGCCGTAACTAAAGAATTAACAAAAGAAGAATTAAAAGCTATTGAAGATCGCTTAAAAGCTTTGTATGATGCCAGCAAAAAAGAATTAGAGTTACAGCTTTTAAAAGAAGAAAATATTCTTAACAATGATTTATCTAGTTACGAAGAACAATATAAAGCGTTAGAAAAGTACCAAAAAATTAAATTAAAAATAATTTCACTTGAACATAAGGAACAGCTTAGGTTAGCTAAGGATAACTCCGATAAAATAAAAGTAGCAAATTTAGATATGCAAATGTCTATTGTAAAACAAAGTCAAGATGCATTTTTAAAATTAAAAGCCATAAGAAAAAAAGAAAAAGAGGAACAATTAACTGAATTAAAAGAAGTTGAAGATTCTATTAAAGAATCAAATGATGAAATAGATAATAGAACAGCAGAGGCTTTAGCTATAGAATTGGCAGCTCAAAAATCAAGAAATAACTTAATAGATCAACAAATAGAAAAATTAGAAGAACTGAAAAAAGCTACTAACGAATGGCTAGGCTCTTTTAGTTCTGAGTTTTTGCAAAATAGTGGTTTTGGAAGCTTAGAAACTTTTTTCGATGGATCTTTTGATAAGCTTTTAGCTGGTGCGGAAACGGTAGAGGAAAAATTTGCCGTAACGTTCAATGCTATTGCCGAAAGTGCGCAAGAAGCTTTTAATTTCATATCAAACGCATCACAAGCTAATTTCGATGCTGAATATGCAAGGCTAGAAAATCAAAAAGAAATTGCTTTACAATTCGCTGGCGATAGTGCTGTAGCAAGAGCGAAAATCGAAGAAGACGCTGAGGCTAAAAAGAAAGAAATAGCCAATAGAGAGAATAAAGCGAAGCAAAAACAAGCAATTTTTAATATCGCTATTGATACTGCTCAAGGTATTGTTTCAGCATTAGCAAGCACGCCTCCTAACGTTCCTTTATCAATAGCAATCGGAGCTATAGGAGCATTGCAAATCGGATTAGTAGCCTCGCAAAAAGTTCCACAATATTGGAAAGGTACTGACAATGCGCCAGCTGGACTTGCTTATACAAACGAAAGAGGTGCAGAGATACATACGGATAGATTAGGCAATATTAAAGATCTTGGAGACAATAAAGGGGCAAGACTTACGATAATGGAGGCTGGAGATAAAGTTTATACAGCCGAACAATCCAAAATGCTTTTATTTAATGACGATTTAAATTATATGCTGAAAAGTAGCGGTGTATCATTAAACGCAAAAATAAACCAGACTAACGGAATGACAGCACAGGAGATGGATTATGTAATAGGCAAGCATTTTGCAAAAATACAAACTAATCATACATCTTTTGACAAGAATGGCATTCGTCAATGGGCGGAAAGAAACGGAAACAAAACAATTATAAACAACGCCAGAGGCGAAGGAAAAGGATTTAACGTATGAAATTCACATTAGATTTTAAGAGCGATAATTACGGAAAAAAAATAATTGATGAGCCTTTTGGGACTTCTGCAATTTCTTTCATGCTAAAACAGAAAGCTGAGAATATGGCTCGTGATATTTCTGTTACTGGTGCAGAAACGGATTTCGAGTTTACAAATATGCGTAATCATGAGCTTAAGCAATTGCTTTATTATCGAAGAAAATTCGGATATGAGGCAATTGTAACGCTTACTATAGAGATAGAGTCGGGTTATAAGATTGTTTATGATTTAGATTTTGCGAAGGCTGAAACAGATGATTTAGAATATTTTAAATGTAAAGGAATACAAGAAGGCAAGTTCCAGATAATGAAACGCAGACGTACTACCAAAGTAGATGTTTTAAGCGATACTGATATAGACGGAAATTATATCGGCGGTTTAGTCCCTGAGAATATGCTTTTATTGGCAAAGACATTGATACAGAATAGCAGATGGGAGGGCGTAGGCTTTGACGAAAGGTTATATGCACAAGGCGAAGGCGCAGACTCAAGAGTGTTTTACGCTATAAATCCTTCTTTGAATTTACAAAAAAGCGGTATAGAAGACTCTTTTACTTTTTTTTCTTCTTTTGCAAGATACAAAATACCTTCCGAGCCTCCCTTTAGCGATTATCTAGTTGTAAAGGCAAAAACAAACTTAAAAAACATACAGGTGAGTATTAAGGATTTGAAAATCCAATTTACTACTGATGTAGACAACGGCGGTGATGGATATGTTGATGTTCAATTGCAATTACGACATGGTTTGGATTACGAAACGGCCACAAAAGTAATTTTATTATCAGTTATAAAAAATGAGCATGAAAGCTATGATTTCGATGGAAATCTTTTTCATACAATATCTTCTTTACAACGAGACGAGTCAATTTGGATCAATTTTATTGTTCAAGTTCGTCAATCAACAAATATAGTTATTGGTGGAACTCCTAGATTCGAATGTTTTTTAAAAATCCCAACGATGAACACAGATATAGTTGCTGAAAGTGTTGCATACAATTCAATTTCAAAATCACTGCGTTTAGTCGATGTTTTAAGGCAGGTTGTAAAATCTATTTCTGGATTACAAATAAACGCCTCTAGATTTGAAGCTATGGGGCAATTTTTCGACAACAGATTAATGGATGGTAATTTTTTGAGAGGAGTCAACAATAAACCCTTTTCAATATCATTGGAAGACATAGAAAAATCTTTCACGGAGATGAAAGGCGATTGGGAGATAGGAAGTGACGGAAAAATATTTTTTGGAATTGAGCAGGATTTTTACAAACCAATAGAAATCGGATTTTTCGATAATACTCAGTTTTCAGAAATGAATAAAACGTTTAACCCTAAATTCATGGTAAATGAGTTTAAGTACTTGTATAAAAACTACCAGTCATTAAAAGAAAATGAAGAGCCAAATAGTGCCGATACTATACATGGAGAAAGCCGTTTTGCTTTTTTTAATAAATCAGTAGAGAATAGTAAAAACATTGAGATAGAATGGACAAGGGACGCTTTTTTAATAGAGGCTACAAGAAGAAAAGCATTAGAAATTACAGAAGCAACAGCGTCTCAGGATGACGATACTTTATTTTGTGTAGATTCTACAAACACACTTTTTGACAATTCCTTTGTAGAAACAAGTTTTTTGAAGCATTCTTTTGCAGGAAATTTAAAGCTTACGAGTGACGGAACTGTAAATTTTTTGTCTCTTGGAATACAAGTTGGTAGCGCATTTTCAATATTTACCCCAGATATTAATGCAGGGGATTATACGGTTGTTTCTGTTTTAAATAATGTTTTAGAGTTAACAGGAGCAGGGTCAGGGGCTGGAAATGGAATTAGGCCAACGAAGTATTCATATTTTTTAGAGGCGAATTTTGTGCCGTTTACAAATTATACGCATCAAGGATTCAGCGAAACAGAAAACTTAAACGCTGCTGAAAGTTACAGCAACAGACGTTATTCGATAGCTAGAAACATTTATAATTATTGGCAATCTTATCTATCTACGTGCAACTTGTATTGGAGAGAAAAAGTAATAAAAAACACTTGGTACAAAAATAACGGAGATTATACAGCAAAATATGACGGAATTAAACTGACCGAGAAAGCCGATTTTGTTCCGAAAAATCCAATATTGTCACCGAATTTATACAATGACATTATTTTTTCTAATGTAGAGTTTGAAACTTTTATAACTATTCAAGAAAAAGCAAGAAGTGATCGGGGATATATAAGAACACTTGATAATAATAATGAGGTTATAAAGTTGTTTCCTGTAGACATGGAGTATAAGCTTTTAGAAAAGGAATTAATTATTAAAGGAGAGGAAAAATATGAGCCTGTTTCGATGACTATTTCGACAGAGTTCGATTATGTTTTGATAAATAACGAAACACGTACACAATCATTACTTTGGGAGATTATAGGACAAAAGCTTTATATCTATGATGAAAACCGTTTCCGATTGTACAACGGTGTTTACTGGATGGAAGTTTCCATAAATGGGGCTATTCCTAATTCTATAGAGCAATTAGAAAACTGGTTAAGTTTGGTTAATTAACCGTTTACAAACGAATACAAATTATTAAAAGAAATATTTAATGCGTAGTCGTTTATTTGAACAATATTCGTATATTAGCGAAAAAATATATTGATTATGAATAAAAATAGAGAATGCAAAAAATGTGGAAATTTAATCACAGGTAGGGCTGATAAAGTTTTTTGTAACGATTATTGCCGAAACTCGTATAACAATGTAAGATGCGATTATTTAGATAGGCTTTATAAAGTCACTAAAAAGAGAGCTAAAAAGGAAGGGATAAATTTTAACATAGAATTATCTGATTTGATAATTCCAAAATTATGTCCAATTTTTAAAATACCTTTATTTAGAGGAAATGGAAAAAGGTCAAATAACAGCCCATCTTTAGACAGAATAATTCCAGAGTTAGGATATGTAAAAGGAAATGTGTGGATAATAAGCGACAGGGCAAACAGAATGAAGTCAGACATGAACGAACAAGATATTATAAATTTTTGCACTGTTTTATTAGACAAAATAAATTTAAAACTTTAAAAAAATGGGAGATTTAATAAAAATTGAAGAAAAGGACGGAAAGCAATTAGTAAGCGCAAGAGAATTGCATAAGTTTTTAGAATTAGACAAAAGCCAAATAGCTAGATGGTTAAATTCTAAGATAATAAAAAATCCTTTTTTTACTGAAAATGAAGATTTTACAAGGGTCGACATTGTTGTCGAAGGTCAAAAAACTGGCGATTTGGCAATAACATTAGATGTTGCTAAAAGATTATCTATGATGACTAAATCTAAAAAGGGAGACGAAATTAGAAGCTATTTTATAGAATGTGAAAAACTAGCAAAAGACCTTTCGGAAATAAATAGTCATCGTTTACCCTCAAATCTAAAAGAAGCTTATTTAGCATTAGCACAAGCCGAAGAAGAAAAAGAACTTTTATTGATTCAAAACGAAAACTTAAATACTGTTTTAGATAATCTTTTAGAATGGGTATCTATTATTAAAGTTTGCGAACACAATAAAGTCAAAGAACATTTATTTGAATGGAGAAAATTAAAAGCGAAATCAAATGAATTAGGGTATCAAATAAAACGTGCTGAAAGTCCTAGATTTGGTTATATGAACCTATATCATATCAATGCTTTTAGGGCTTGCTATCCTAATTTTGACTACAATATTAATTCTTAAATAAACTAAAACCATGAAAAAAATATTATTAATACCAATGATTGCAGTCTTATTATTAAGTTGTACAAACGATTCTTATTGTGATGAAGAACTAGCAAAAGTAGAAGAATTAAGAGCGAAAGGCTGGACTAATTGCAACGGTGGCAAAGCTTGTATTGCAAAGATTGAAAGTGATTACCAAAGGAAAAGACAAGAAATACTAAATAATTGTAATTAATACATAAACCATAATTTCAAACCGATGCGTAAAGTATCGGTTTTTTTATTTATATTTGCTTTACATTCTAACGTTGGATAACAGGAGAATATGACAGTCAAGCCATTTATTAATTTATATCGTACCAAAGAAGAGGCGTTTTACTTCAAAAACTCCCAAATAAACACGCAATTTATTTTCAAAGGCGTTCAATTACTACCGAACAATGCTGCAAAATACATTCAAATTACAGATACGCCAGATGGTATTGATTTGGAAGACTGGACGGTTAATGTTGTCGATTTATGCAAAGAAACCAAAACAGATATTACTGATTATTTCTTTGTGGATTCATTAACAAATTCTTTAGACGGTGCGCCACAATTGTACTGGTCTCTTACAAACGTGCCTTTTGACTTTGGGTATAGATTAGTTTACTTAGAAATTACGCAAGCGGTCGGGGAAACTTTTTACTCAACTCCTTTTTTGTTAACCGATATTGAAAGCGAAAAAACTACGCAATTTCACTATAAAGAATCGAAAGAAGATGTTTACCAAAGCATCGGGTTACAAGTCTGGTTTAATGAAGAGGATAAGAAAACAGAACTTACTACTTACTACGAATTATCTACAAGGAACACAGTTTCACAAGCTGTTAAGACAAGTTTTTTAGAGAATTACAGAACTGAATTAATGCCAAAATCTGTTTTAATAAATCTTACTTATCTCTTGGAAAGTCCTGTTTTGTATGTCGATTACATAAGGAATAATCTTTACGAAGCAATAGAATTACCAAAAAAAATATCGCAAGAAAATTTTGCCGAAATAGAATTTTCATTATCTCCTAATTATAATGACAATTTCTTTGGGCTTGGAGATTATAACGGAATAGATTATGGATCAATTGATTATAACACTTAAGATATGGATTACGTTGAAATACAAAATTTAATAGACAGCAACTTAGCAAGTGGTCAAAAAATACCAGCCCTAAAGCACAGGCAGGTAGAACACGCTTTATTAAATTTCATACAGCAAAGTGCTTCTCAAAGCGGAGATATTAAGCGTATAAAATGCGATTTAACTTATTACACAGAAAATTTCGAAACTGATGGGTTAGGTAAAAATTTACGTGCAGGATGGGCGCAATGTAACGGAAATAATGGAACTGATGATTTGACTGGGCGTGTTGGGGTAGGATTTGGGCTTGGTTACTCTACTTTCGGAGCAACAGGAGGAAGCCCAGACGCAGTTGTAGTTTCTCATAACCATTTATCAGGAAGTTACAACACAGGAGGGGGATCTTTTCTTTTTACATCAAAAGGACTTACAGGCGGTAGCGATGTAGTTTATCAAAGCACTCAAAACGCTGGGGAGTCGGGAGTTGGAAAGAATATGCAACCTTACATAATTCAATTATACATTATGAAACTATGAGTACATTGATAATTACAAAAGAATCAGGGAATTTTTTTTCTTTGGTATTAGACGGAGGTGTGCCAATAATATCAGAGCAAAATAGGCTTACCACTATCGGAAACTTTTGTAATTTTAAAACAGCAAATGGAGCTAATTTAATACTAAAACAAAACATATTAGTTAGTGAAATAACATTAATTGCTAGCGGAACTTTTACTTTTGTAAATGTAAACTCTCTTTGGAATAAACTTATTGAAGTTGGTTTTTTTGCTGGTATTTACGGAGCAGGAGGTGGAGGAGCAATAGATAGATTTGATGAATTGCTAGACACTTTCTCTTATTTTGGTCGTGATGGTCAATTATTGATAGTAAATGAGTCTCAGTTAAAACTTGATACAGTTACTTATGAGATTTTCACAGAAGCCGATAAAATTAAACTTAACGGAATTGAAACAGGAGCGCAGGTGAATGTCAATCCTGATTGGAACATTACAGATCCTTCAGATAAAAGAACTATATTTAATAAACCTGATTTGACGGCCTCGCAATTTCCTAAGATGCAATTTACCGCTGACGGAACTCAGAACACTTTTGATATGGGTACTATTGCGGTAATTACGGCGGTATTTTGGAATAGCGTATTGTTAGACGATTCTGATTGGTCACAATCAGCAAATATTTTTACATTAACATTTACACCAACGGCAGGAGATTTAATTAAACCAATATAACACTATGGAAGAAATACCTTCATACCAAAACCCAACGTTTGGGACAGTAATTTCTAAAACTAATGTAGAGGACAATTCTGCGGAAAAAATTTTGGTTCAAAACTCGTTAGGAAAATTTAACTGGATTTATAAGAACAGTTTAATACCTGATAATTACACAAAGGTTGTTTACGTCAATAATAATAACCCAAACGAGGCTACTATTTTTGATTTAAACAATCCGCCTGTAACTAATGACAACCTACTAAAGTCAGATGTGAATAACCTTTATATTGGTACCGATGCTTCCACATGGGTATATAACGCTACTACGGTTAATTATGTGACAAAGACAGTCACTTCAAATACTTCTAATTTTTATTTAGCAGGAACTACAACTGATGCAGGAAATAATAAAACTGCTGCTATTGAAAGAACGGGTCCTGTTGGTGTAGGTACTGCAATTGCTTCAAATCATGCTGTGACAAAGGCGCAGCATGATACTAAAGCTAATACATTAACAGATGTTAATTTTGGCTCATTTATCAATGGATTGACTGGTAAAACTACTCCTGTAGATGCAGATAGTATTTCAATTGTGGATAGTGCTGATTCAAATAAACAGAAAAAAGTTTCTTTAACAAATTTTAAAACTTGGATAGCGAGTTATTTTGCTTTAAAAGATAGATTATTAGAAAATGCATCAGTAACGGGAAGTTATGCTTTAGATTATGGTTCTTACGAATTATGGAATTTAACATTAACAGGAAATACAACTTTTTCTGAAAGCAATTTAGAACCTAAAACTATAATTATTCGTTGCACTGGAAATTATGCTTTGACATTTCCAAGTGGATGGAGTTCTGGAATTACAGGAGTTTACGATGGAACTTTAAGTAATGTTATAGTAGTTCAGAATTTTAAAAGCGGACTTTATAAAGTTTCAATAATTCAACCTGATTAATTATGAGTAAAAAGAAAATGTTTTTATATGAGCTAAATGGTACTGTACCGTTAGAAAATCTAATATCATACTTAAGATTAAATAACGACATTGTAGATCAAACAGGAAACTTAACATATTCAAAAATAGGGACTGTTTTCTCTAATGGAATTTTTTCAGGTACATCGAGTGAGAGTATTGATTTCACTAATTTATCCAATAGATTAACTACCCCTGACAATGAGTTGCTAGATTTTTCAAACAAAGCTTTTAGTGTATCTTTTTGTATGAATTTAACAAATATTGCAGTTGTTCAAACAGCTTTTGGGAACAGATATTTGGTTTCAAAAAGGGGTGAAACAAGTAATTTAGAATGGCAAGTAGATATTAGAGATACAGGAAAATTGCTTTTTAGACTTTATGACAATACTAGTGGTGTTTTTATACAAGCCGTTGGTGGAACTGTTTTGACTAATTCCACACCATATCACATCACTTGCACTTTTAATGGTAAATCTATGGCTTCTGGCATTAAGCTTTATGTTAATGGAGTTTTAGAAACAATGACTTTAACCACAAGCGGTGTATTTGTTTCTGTAAAAAATGGGACAGAAAAATTATCAATTGGGGGAGTAGATTGGTCATCTGGTAACGCTTTTAGTCCTTTAGGTAAATTTGATGGGATTGGTATTTGGGACACTAAATTAAACCATAGACAAGTAAAAAATATCTACAACAAACAAGCTTCCGGCTTAGAAATTTTATAATATGAAAGCAATACAAATCACTCAGCAATTAAAAGAATCAAATCCTGAGCTATTTATAGCGGTGGAAATAGGTTTTATTCGTCAGTTTTCAATTGTTCCTAATTCATTTTTTTCAATGAACTATAATACAGGGCAAAGAACAGATGGTTATCGTTTACTGGACAATGAAATTCATAAACAAGATGGTTTTTTAGATTTAATAATTCCTGAAATAAATGAAAATCAAAAACTAGGAGAAATTTTCTTTGACGAAGGGAATGATAACTTTACTTATCATATAGAAGAGAAACTTATTGAAATTCCAAATACAATTTCACAAAGACAGTTAAGAACTCAATTGGCATTAAACGGCTTCAATTTGAGTGATGTTCAGGCGGTTATTGATAGTTTGCCAGATCCAAATAAAACAATTGCTCAAATTGCGTGGGATTATGCATTGACTTTTGTTCGTAATGATGCTTTGCTTAATTCTATTGCAGATATATTAGGAATTACAGAAAGTGAACTAAATGATATATTTATTAATGCTAGTAAATTATAATCATGGGATTTTTTCTATTCATAATAGCATATCTGTTATACTGGCCACTGACTATAATAAACTTCTTTTTTGTAGAAAACAAAAAAGGTTATTTCAAAAGTTCAGCTATAACCATAGATAAATTGGCAAATCGCGAATTTAGAACGCTTTGGAACAAAACTTTAAAAAAAGAAAACGGTTATAAGTTCGGAGCTGAAAATGAAACACTATCAAGTGCGTTAGGTAAAAATCAAAGAGATAGAACACTGAGTAAAACAGGTAAATTACTTGTTTGTATTTTAGATAAAATAGACAAGAATCATTGTATAAAATCAATTAAAACAATAAATAAACATGAAACAATCAAATTTTTTAAGCCTTAACTGGCGAGACGTTCTAAGAGGCTTTTTACTCGCATTAATTGCATTCATTCTTAATTGGCTTCAAGAATCTTTTATTCCCGCTCTGGACATCTCCACAGAGGTTAAAACAATGATTTTAGCAGGGCTTGCTTATTTGGCAAAAAACTTTTTTACAAAATCAGATGAGCAAAAAGATGATGGGGCTAAAAAATAAAGGAATTTTTCATACCCATATAATAAAAAAGGTGGGTATTAAATTAACGGCGTATGAATATAGAAGACAGGCAAATAATGGAGCAAATTGAAAAAGATATAGCCGAAATTAAAACGGCTTTGCTGGGCAGTGCTTTGTCAGGAGATAAGGGATTAGTAGGCAGGATTAACGACATTGACGAAAGGTTAAAGGCTCTTGAGCTTGTAAGAAATCAAAGTTACAACTTGAATAAAGTAATTATATGGCTAGTATCTGCTTTGAGTATAGGATTTATTAGCTTAATTTTTAATGCTATAGAAAAATGAAGTTAAATAGTATTGGTTATAAGGAATTGCATAAAAGAGAGGGATTGCGTTTAAAGCCGTATTTAGATACTAAAGGAGTGCCAACTATAGCAATGGGCAACACGTATTATTTAGACGGCAGAAAAGTAACAATGCAAGATAAGCCATTGACTATTGAAGAAGCTGGAAATTTAGCCACAATAACAGCTGATAAATTCGCATTTCAAGTTGATAAGCTTTTGACTTCTAAAGTTAATCAAAATCAATTCAATGCTTTGGTATCTTTGGCTTATAATATTGGAATTAACGGATTTAGAAACAGTACTGTTTTACGAAAAGTAAA